CATCCACAGTTTGTACCAACTTGTCTAACACTAAATGTAAATGGTGGACCAACAAATTGAATAACATATGCAGCAAGATCAGTTATAACAAATACATAATCTTTACCTTGAATAGCTGCTCTTATTTCGTTACCGGTATCTAATCTAAATGTACCAGCAGTGTTGGTTGCTGTTGGTGTATATGTATTCAAATCTTCTTGATTAGAAAATCTTACAAACATCGGATCTTGAGTTGTCGTGTCACCAATAGTTGTTTCAGTTCCAAAATGAAATAAGTGTCTGTCTCTGTCAGACACCAATGTAAATCTAGTCGCTGTAGGATTGTTACCGGTTGCAAAACCTGATGTAGTTAAAGATGCTCGTTGAGCTCTCGGATTGGATGCACCTGCATTCCACGTAAAAGTTTTACCATTAAATATAGTTGCAACTAATACTTGACCAAAGTTATCAAGACTCCAGTTTCCTGGATCAAGAGTCACAGAACTTGTAGCTCTCGCTGTTCCCCACGTCGATGCTCCCCATGTAGATGTACTCCAACCAAATCCAGTTGTTTGTGTTGTTGGTCCTACTTCAACATATGGATTAACAGTCACGGCTCCTGCAGCAGTCATACCAGAACCTGTTTCAACAGATGCAGCTTGAACAGTAAATTTATCTATATCTGGAACAGTTAATATCTCATAAACTTTTTCTAAATCTGCAGCTGTATAACCCGATGCTCCTGTAACAGTGACACTGGACAGAGTAACGTATCTTCCCACAGCTAGTCCATGTGAACCTTTATTAATAGTTATGGTGTTAGAGTTATTAACAGTTGTTAAAGTGCCTCCAGTGATAGCTGTGTCTAAGGGAGTAATGTCATAAAAGTCATTACCATAGTAGAGAAACAAACCTTGAGATGTCCCAATCGCAGAATATTTTTCACCTGCAAAACTTGAAAATGCAACTTGTGCTCTGGCAGCTCCTGGCAATGTTTTATTAGCAGCTGTAAGTTGTAGCCAACCACCTATTTTTTCTGGTAGTCCATATCTAAATCTAACAAAATCACCATCAGTCCATTGACCTTCAGCCCCTGACTCAGTATCTTGTTTGTTAAATCCTGGCTTGAATTTTAATTTTTGTAGCATATAGTAGCTTATATAATACTTATTTAAAATATGAAAGACAGATTATAATGGAAAAAACAGTAAATATCACCAACTTTATTGGCATGTACGATGGATACATCACTAAGGAAGAATGCAATAAAGCTATTAAATTATATGAAGAACAAAATAAATTTAACAAAACAGTTAATAGAATAGGTGGAGAAAACTCTTCAATACTTCATAAACAAGATCAACAATTTTTTGCTGGTGGTCATAATATAGATTTTTGGTGGGAAAATTTAAAATCTTTGATGATAAATTTTGATTTAGCGTGGAATCATTACGCTCAAAACGTGGGTGCTTCTGATGCTTATGGAGTTCCTTTTCATTTTACTGGTGTAAAGATTCAAAAAACTTTACCAACAGAAGGTTATCATATTTGGCACATTGAACATGGTAAAGGATTTGATAATGAACCTAGAGCTTTTGTTTTTTCTATTTATTTAAATGATGTAGAAGAAGGCGGAGAAACAGAATTTTTACATTTTTCAAAAAGAGTGAAACCTAAAACAGGTAGAATAGTTATTTGGCCAGCAGGTTTTCCATACTTACACAGAGGTAATCCACCTTTATCAGGTGAAAAATATATCTTAACATCCTGGATGATGTTAAGATAATTATGATTTTTAAAAAAATAAGAAAAGCTGTTAAAGAAAATAAATATTTACTTATAAAAAAAGCTATACGATTAGAAACATTTAGATTAGATTTTAATTTTGATACCATGTTAGCATTGTGGTCAAAAAATAATACTTTACATTTTGAAAGTAAATTAAATCAATTTGTAGGTCAGATAAATAATGTAAATCATTTATCTATTTTCAAACCTTTTATTTCTTATGTTGAAACTAATTTAAAAGATTTATTTGAAATAGGTAAGTTAGATTTTTTTTATTCTTTAAAAGGTGAAGTAGGTCCTTCACACTTGGATAAAGAACATGTTATAATACTAGGTGTTAAGAATATTACTTATTATCATCTAGATAATAAAGATTTTAAAGTAGAACCTGGCGATATATTATACATACCAAAGAATTACTTACATCATGCTTTCTCAGCAAGAGAAAGAATAGTTTTAAGTCTATCTATTTGGAAAAAAGATTAAGAGGAATAAGAAGTAGGTCTTGCACCTAATCTAGCAATTTTATCTGATTCGCTTTCACCTTCAAGATTATTATCATCCCAAACAGCTTGTAATTTAGCTAAGTGAGCTGCGTCCCATTTAGTAATAAAATCTTGAAAATCACCTAAGTTAGCGTCCTCCCAAGTAGAGTGAGGTGTCTCGTCTCTATATTCTACTGTATCACTTGGATTTGCTGTGCCATATTGAATAGCCCAAATGTTGCTCCATTTAGCTAATCCCCAAAAATCATTATCAACAATAACATAACCTGTGCCTGCTTCAGCTCCAGTATTTTTTATAACACACTTGTCATCGAATACTACTGTCCATGTTGCGTTTGTTGCCATAATTTCTCCTACGTTTTTATAATATAAATAATTGTTAAATAAGGTTGAACAACCGAAGTTGCGTCTCCAGTAAAAGTTGCACTCATGTTGTGAGAGTGACCTGTACCTGATCCTGTATTTTCTGTGCTATCGTTTACTCCCCATGTAGCTGCGTTAGCAGTACCAGAAATTGTAGTTTTATTTCCACCAAAAACGTTAGCTCTTTCGATACCGTGACTGTGTGATGCTAACTGTGATGTTGATATAGTTGCATTCGCTGTCGATCCTCCAACGTTTCCAGTTGAAGTTACAGTATTTGCTCCACCAGTTGATGCTAAAGCTTTAGTTCCAGATTTACCCATTGCAACGTTATCTTGCAAATCAGGTAAGTTAAAAGTAGATGCACCATCACCAGCTCCGTAAGTTGTACCTATGATTGCAAACAATGCAGAATAAGTTGATCTTGAAACGGCTGCACCGTTACACTCTAAAAAACCTGTTGGCACTGATGAAGAAGACCACGGCACAATAGTTGCTGTAGGAATTCCTTCGATACCTGTAAGGTTTGCTCCGTCGAAATCGTATTTTGTTGCTTCGTAATTTGACATATTCTATTTCTCCCTGTAGCTCCAGCCTGTTGTTGCGTCTCCAGAATAAACTAAACTAAAACCAGCACCTTGTGTATTAACAACTAAGTCTGATGCTGCATTAGCTATATTAGAGCTGTTTCTTCCAACAGTCAATGCGTTACTATTAAAATCATAACCTTGGTCCATGAATGATACTTCATCTCCTGTGCTTGGCGATGCAGGTAGCGTAATTGTCACCGCTCCACCACTTGTATTTACTAAAAGTTGAGCACCAGCTTGAACTGTTTCTGCCGCTGAAACCACTCTCCAGTTTCTTTGCTCAGATAATTTTACAACATTTGTACCATCAGAATATAATACATAGTTGTTTCCCTCACATAAAAGGACACCTGTACCTGATGATGTTTTGAAAGTTAAAGTGTTTCCTGCATGATCACATGCATTTTGTACGTGATAAACTTTTTCAATTGAATCTGGAATAGATACTGTTCTATTAGCTGCTAAAGTTCCTGTTAATTTAATAACATCATTTTTACCATCTGATAAGGCACCATTAGTAAATGTTAATGATCTGTTAGCGTTAGTTAAGTTAAAAGTTGTAAAACCACCAATAGCTTGTTCTAAAATTAATAAGTTTGTATTTGTAATTTGACCCCAAGTTCCCGAGTTTTC